TGTTTCAGCACCTATTAGATGAGCACAAGATGTCACAAGATTATGTAAATGGATGTCTTAATAACTTAAAGTTGTTCATCTGATGTTTCCTAATTGGTTTAAAGATGTAGAGAAGTACTTCAGACATGTGCCAAGTGTTCCACTTCGTGCACTGCAGATCGGCACCTACACAGGCGATGCAACTGATTGGTTACTAAAGAATCGAGAGATTGAATTTATACATGATGTTGATACGTGGGAAGGCAGTGAAGAAGTCGCCCATGAGGTTCTTGATTTTGTTTCAGTAGAGGCATACTACGACTCAAGATTTAAAGAGAACAAGAAGGTAGTAAAGCACAAGATGACCAGTGATACCTTCTTCTGGAATAACAACAGGTCATATAACTTCATATACATAGATGGTGATCACACCGCTCTACAGACCGCTATTGATGGCTTGAATGGCTTCAGACACCTGGAATCAGGTGGGGTGATGGCATTTGATGACTACCTCTGGAACTACGGCGGAGGAGAGTACAGAGAGCCTAAGAGGGGCGTGGATTGCGTTCTTAATCTCTGTAAAGGCGAGTACACAATGATTGAGTCTGGTTATCAGGTGTGGATTGAGAAGTGTTAGATAACGCCTGCTTTGAGGTCTTTCATACTGATACTGGAAATAAATTAAGAAACAAATCTTACGAGGGAATTTTAAATTCTATGTCCTTCTTGCCACGCCTTGGCTCTCCTACTATGTACTTCAACACCGCTGATAAGGCTGAAGCATTTATTAATCAAACGCCAGAGTTTAAAGTAAACACAGTTACTGACTTCTGTAAGCCAGGAGAGACCTTCCCACCATCCTCTGGAGTTGTAGGAGTTTGGGCAAGTACTTACTTGGCTTATAAAAAGTTTTTAGAATCTGACAAAGATGTATTAATAATCTTTGAAGATGACATAGTCATAAGTAAAAATATTAAAACTATTGCTGAGATTTATATGGGTGAACTTATGCCTGTATGGGATTTCTTTTCTCTTTTTGTTCCTGATGACTCACTCTTTGCATATAATGAATCTGAGCATGATTTAAGTGAAGAGCACATCTGCAAGTCCTATCAACAGTGGTCTTGTGCAGGGTATGCGGTAAGTAGACGTGGAGCAGAAAAAGCAATTGCAGATATTAAACTAAGAGGAATTAACTGCCCTATAGATTGGTATATATTTAACTTTAGAATGAAACAAGAAGAAAATCAAATGCGATTTAATACCTTTACAGTAAAACCACAAATATATAAACCTATAAAGTTCTTATCAGAAGCGGCTCAACACAGTCAGATTCACAACGGTAGTACAGAACTTCTTTAACTACATACCGCCATATAACAACACTGTGGTTGTTGGATCTGCAGCAACTTGTCCCTGAGTTCCCTGGGTTCCTTGGGTGCCGTTAGTTCCACCAATACCTTGTGTACCTAAAGTTCCTTGAGTACCTTGAGTACCTTGGCTACCAACAGTTCCTTGAGTACCTTGAGCACCATTAGAACCAACAAATCCTGCAGTACCTTGAGTACCTTGGGCTCCATTAGACCCTACAAAGCCAGCAGTTCCTTGAGTACCAACACTTCCCTGAGCACCAACAGTGCCTTGAGCACCTGTGTCACCCTTGTCACCAGTACGAGCAAAGGTAATTAAAATATCATCAGAGTTAGATAATGTTCCATTTCCAGATACATAAGAACAACCAACTGTAAACCAACCAGTGTTATCTGTAAGAGAAGAGATTGTGTAAAGTGCAAAGACAGATGTATTTAATTTCTGTGATACACGGAAGTGTCCTTTAATAGTTGAAGTAGAGTCATCAATTGTGTTTAAAAATGAGGACAAGTTTGTTACAGAGTCATCGCTTGCATCAATGTACATGGCAGTTGCTGTTGTAGGAGATGCGTTAAATCTTAAGTTTCCAGTTCCTGGATCAGCATTAGTAGTACTTGTTAAGAATGTGTAATCAAAGGTGGCTCCACCAAAACTACCAACAGTACCTTGGCTACCAAATGTTCCTTGAGTTCCTGTAGTTCCTTGGCTACCAACAGTTCCCTGTGCACCAACAGTACCTTGTGCTCCAGTAGAACCATTTAAACCTTGAGTTCCTTGTGTACCTTGAGTTCCTTGTGTACCTTGAGTTCCCTGTGTTCCCTGTGTTCCTTGTGAACCAAATGTTCCTTGTGTTCCTGTAGTTCCTTGGCTACCAACAGTTCCTTGGGTTCCTTGAGTACCTTGGGTTCCCTGTGTTCCTATTGGTCCTTGTAATCCTTGTGTACCTTGAATGCCCTGAGCGCCAGTAGTTCCTTGAGCGCCAGTAGTTCCTTGAACTTGAGTTACAGTTGTATTAATTACCTGTGTTCCAGCATCGTAAGTAAATGTAATACCTGTTTTACTGCCGCTATTTAAAGCGTTTGCAATACGGGAATTTGTAGCGTATTTATTTACAGTACCTTCAGAAAGATCATCTGTAGTACTTAATGCTGAACCTGAGATTAATAAAGCAATTGCATCTTCATCAAGAAAGTATGGCAAACTAGCATAAGTAGTAGTGCCATCACCAATTTTAAATTTATTATTTGTAGTGTCGTAGCAAACTTCACCAGCATATGGTGTTGGGTTATTTGCAGTCCATTGACCAGCGGTTCCTCGTCGTACTTGAATGCGTACTGATGACATTAAATTACTCCTCCACCATCATAAGTAAGGGCATAGACATCTGACCCACCTGCTTCGTTTCCACCATCAATTGTTGCTGAATAAGAATCACTTCCTCCAGCCTCGTTTCCGCCTTCAAGTATATCTGCCTCTGCGTTAGTAACAATCTCAAACCATTGCACCCCATCAAATACAAACAGATTTTTTGCATCTGTGTTGTAGTAGATATCACCAGCGTACCTGCCAGTAGGCGCAGTGCCTACGGCAAGTACGTTAATAGGTACGAGGGCTCTTTTGCTCATTTGTTAGGCTTTAACTACTACCCTGTATGTCTCACCTGATTGTGGAGCCACTGCAAATCCGATAGTTACAGCAGATGTAGTTGATGCAATTACATCAGTGACTACTTCGTTGTAGGTAGCGTCTTGTACAGTTACTAACACGTCTCGTGTTCCAAGACTGTGTGTAATTGTGAATGTTGTTGCTGAGTATGGAGATACTGGAGTAATAGTCTCTGCGTAAGTTCCAAGTTGACCAGAGGTACCTTGAGTACCAAGAGTTCCTTGGGTACCTTGAGTTCCAAGAGTTCCTTGTACACCTTGTGCACCAGTTGTACCTTGTACACCAGTAGCACCGTCTAGGTTAATTGACCATACAGCGTATGTTCCTGAACCTCGAACGTCATTGACGTTTACAACGAGTGTGTCAGTTCCTGATGTGTAACTTACTACAGTGGCAGACATGTTGTTGTTTACATCGTAAGCAACTACTACGTCCTGACCTACTGAGTATGAAAGGTTTGGATCAGCCAGTACAAAACTTACGTTATTTGCTACTGCAATTGAACGTGATGTTGTAGAGGTCGTCTTGTAGCGATCAGATTGTCCTTGAACACCTTGAGCACCAAGGGTACCTTGTACGCCCTGTGCACCCAGTGTTCCCTGTGTGCCTTGAGCACCAGTAGCACCTTGTGTACCTACAGTACCTTGGGATCCAACGGTACCCTGAGCACCAACAGTTCCTTGGCTACCAACAGTTCCTTGGCTACCAACAGTTCCTTGGCTACCAACAGTTCCTTGGCTACCAACAGTTCCTTGAGTACCTGTTGTGCCTTGGGTTCCATCTGTACCTTGAGTACCTTGGGCTCCGAGTGTTCCTTGAACACCTTGGGTTCCTTGGCTACCGACTGTACCTTGAGTACCTGTTGTGCCTTGTGTACCTTGGGCACCAGTGGTTCCTTGGGCTCCTAGTGTACCTTGGGTTCCTTGGCTACCGACTGTACCTTGTACGCCCTGGGCTCCAAGAGTACCTTGAGTACCTTGGGCTCCAACGTCACCAGTACGAGCAAAGGTGATTAAGACATCTTCATTATCAGCAAGTGTTCCGTTACCAGAAACAAACGCCACATCAATATCGAAGTATGTACTTTGATCTGTGATCGAAGAAATTGTATAAAGAGCAAACTTTGAAACATCAGTTCTCTTAGATACCTTTAAGTGACCCTTGATTGTTGATGTTGAATCATCAATGGTCTGTAGGTAAGCATGGATGTCTGTGTTATCAATGTTGTTGTCATCAATACGAAGTACTGTTGCTGTACTTAATGCTGAGTTAAACTTAATGTAAGAATTATCTGGGGCGCTATTACTTGTAGCATTGTCATAGTAGTAGTTAAATGTAATACCACCAAATGAACCTTCAAGACCCTGTGCACCTTGAGTACCGTCTGTACCTTGAGTACCTTGGCTACCAACAGTTCCCTGTGCACCAATAGTACCTTGAGTACCTTGTGAACCTACAGTTCCTTGAACTCCTTGAGAACCTAAAGTTCCCTGAGTTCCTTGTGAACCAACACTTCCTTGAACGCCTTGGGTTCCATCTGTACCTTGAGTACCTTGGGCTCCGAGTGTTCCTTGAGAACCTACTGCACCCTGTGTACCAAGAGTACCTTGAGATCCTACAGTTCCTTGTGAACCAACAGTTCCCTGTGAACCAACGGTTCCTTGTGTACCTTGAGATCCAACAGTTCCCTGTGCACCGAGAGTACCTTGTGTACCTTGAGAACCTACAGTTCCTTGTACGCCTTGCGCTCCATCAGTACCTTGTGTACCTTGAGCACCGACATCACCAGTACGAGCAAATGTAAAGAGTACTGCGTCTCCATTAGTAAAGGTTCCGTTACCAGATACGTAAGCAACATCTATATCAAACCAGTTTGGTGCCGAATCTGTGAGACCAGAAATTGTGTAGAGTGCAAAGACAGATGCATCAAATTTCTTAGATACCTTTACGTGACCCTTAATTGTTGATGTTGAATCATCAATGGTCTGTAAGAAGTTAGAGATATCGTAGTTACCATCAGCAGGATTGTCATCTAGTGCGATGTGTGAAACTAAAGTTAAGTTAGCATTATTTAGACGAGCATTGTTGTCGCCTGGGTCTGCCATAGTTGTGTTATTAGAGTAGTTGTATCCAACTGTAATACCACCAAATGAACCTTCAGTACCTTGTGTACCTTGAATTCCATCAAGACCTTGCGCTCCTGCAGTACCTTGTGTACCTTGCGCTCCTAAAGTTCCTTGTGTGCCCTGTGCACCAAGAGTACCTTGTGTACCTTGAGAACCTACAGTTCCTTGAACTCCTTGAGAACCTACTGCACCTTGTGCACCCAAAGTTCCTTGAGTACCTTGAGCACCATTAGAACCATCTAAACCTTGTGCACCAGCAGTTCCTTGTGAACCTACTGTGCCTTGTGAGCCAACTGTTCCTTGTGAACCTACTGTGCCTTGAGCACCTACTGCTCCTTGTGTACCAAGTGTTCCTTGTGCACCAAGAGTACCTTGAGTACCTTGTGCTCCAGTAGTTCCTTGGCTACCTTGGCTTGCATTAATCCATGCACTGCCATTCCATGTGCGTAGGTATCCTAGTACTGTGTCAAAATAAACTTGACCAACTGCGGGAGATGCTGGGGCGGTTGCTAAGTTTTGTATTCTTGCATTTTGTAATTCTAATTTATTTAAATCAATTGGGGTTAAAAACTTACGGGCCATTTACATTATCTCCTTAAGATAAATACGCTTTGCCTGAAAATGATTGGGAGAACGAGACCGTAAGTGAGTTCGAATTAGTATATGTTATTTCACCTTCGTAGATTGTACCAGCAGAGTCTACAACTGTAACGTTAGGTTTAAAACCTAAATTATGATTTATTACCCAGGATGAACTAACTGCTCCTTGAGTATGTTCGTAGGCCAGAGCCTGTGGCTCTAGTGCACTGCTAGTTGTTCCAAAGTCTTGGGTACCAGAGGGTGTAGTTATTAAAATTACGTCATTTACTACAATTGGAACACTAGATCCTGGTCTTACGTACTGGCTCATTCTGTTACCTCTTCAGTCTTAAATATCTTTCCTCTAACGTATGTGTGGGTGACTCCGTCTTTAGTTAACTGAACATCATAGTAAGAGGTTCTAGGTAACATACGTGTCTGTGTTCCAGTGAGTGCTAATTTTAGAGTACGAAGGCCTGCTCCGTCTGCCGTACCAACATCTGGAAATGTAATTGTAAAACTTGTTATAACTCCAGGAATACCTACCCCTAGAATTTCTGCCTTTGCAGTATAGGTATCTACTTCAAAATCAAGCACGATGGTAAACTCATAGGCGTCTCCCTCATAGACAAAGAGGTCCTGAGTAATAATTGATACTGGAGTTTCCACATTGCCATAGGTTGGGGTAGGAAGATGAACACGAGTGGCTGCTGATCGATCATCAATTTCTTGTGGCTGAAAGATTGGTACGTAGTGATTAGTAGTCTTAGAAATTCTGCGAAAACTAAAGACATCAATCTTGAACATACCAATACCAAGTTGAGAGCAGAGTTCTTTGTATTGTTGTTTTCTAGATTCGATCATTTGCATCAATTGTTGATAACGTTCAGATCTTGGAATTGTTACCCCATCTGGAGCAAAGACGTTAATATCAAAAGCAGCATCATTAGCCAGTGCATAGAGGGCTAAGGTTGATGCATAAATAATTACAGGATACTCTTCAAGAGTTGGTAAATTTTGAATACTTACGCTACGACCATAGGCATCAGTATGGAAGGCTGAATGCTCAAGGAAGGCTGTACTTATATAAGTTTGAGTTTCTGCCGTTGTAAAGTATCTAAAGTAATTTCCAGCAACAATAAAATCGTCACCATCAGCAGGGACGTCATCACAAACAATATACCCAGTCGCTTCTTCAACCTCTACATCTGCAGAGATATCGGTGCCATTCTTAGTTACTATTAAGTTAGCGCCATCAAGAGGAGAATACGGAATTAAAAATCTATTAGTAGTTCCATCTGCTGTAAATTGGTATACAAAAGACTTAGGTATATCACCAATTTCAGACCGTAATCGATCCGCTAGGCTTGCAATCGTAGCCACATAACCTCCGTTAAAATTCTATGCCAATCATCTCGTGTAATAGAGATTTATTCAGCGCAAAATAAAAAGGGTCCAACTCCCAACTGGGAGGAGGGCGGGAACCAGTTGAGAGTCGGACTACTAGCGACGGCTAGTTTTTAGTTTGGCCGCCAAATATATCCAAGTTGCTCTAGATAATCGGCTAGTGATCTTGGAACTCGATACTTAACACCTGCTTTAAAGGTGTAAGTGTTTCCGACTCCATAACTCATATCTTCAATATCAGTGATTGTGCGAATGATGACCATGTCACCTGCAGTTGAAACTCCGACATTTTCGATTTCGTCAAGTACTAGTGGAGCATCTGGTTTTTTAGGATCAAAGACATCCTTTTCCAGACTCTCTGCCTCAAGTTGGGTAGCGATAGAAATTTCTTCTTTACGCTTTTTTAGTTCTGCTGCATTCTTCTTTGCTGCTTGTTCCGCTGCTTTGCCTGTTGCATCAAGCGGACTTGTTTGTGTATTTGCCACGTTGTTTATTCTCCTAAGTTAGTTAGAGGTGGCTGGGAGCCAAAAAAGGAGTAAGGCTCCCAGACACCAGGGTAAAACAAATTAGTTGGTGTAAACCTTACAGATCGCTTGATCTGTGATTACGCCAAGACCCCAAATTGCATACCAAGCAAGAGCGTGCTCACGACCGAAGTCAAGAACGCCACCATCACGAAGTTCAACTGGGAGAGAGATTGCGTGACCAAATGCATTGTCACCAATCATGATTGCTTCATAAACTGAAGCACCGTTTCCAGTTGCAGTAGTTAGGTAACCCTTTTCAGCAGTGTAATCTGAAGATTCTGGGTTTCCACCACTTCCTGGAGCAGTGTTTGACTTAACTGGAACTTCAATCTGTGATGCTGGAAGACCAACAGATGTAGAAGTTGTGTAAGCAGCGTTTACTGCAAGTTTTTTAACTTGAGTTGTCTCAATGAATACTACGTCGTACAAACGACCAATTTCACCAAGCATGAAGTTACCAGGTGCGGCGTACTTCGTTACTTCAATGAACTCTGGGTTTGAACGGATATCACGAGATTGCGCTGGGCTAATGAACATTACATAAGTCTCACCTAAGCGAGGGATGTTCTTAGAAGCAAGAGTAAGAGCAGCATCCTTCACTGCACCAGTTGATAACTTGTGGTTACCATCTAGATCAGAGAATTGTGTTGCTACTGTACCTTCGTTGTACCAGTCGTTTACACCCTGTAGTGATGTGCGGTTATAACCGAACACTGCAGAAGTTGCTGCAGACAAAGTGTTACGTGCTTGTACATCTAGGTATTGCGCCATTTGGCGTCCTAGAAGACGAGATGCTGAAGCCATTACGTCATCAAAAGATGCGTTCAATAGTAATTCAGAAACAGCAACAGCATAACCATGCTCTGCTACTGTGATTGCAATCTGCTCTGCAGTAAGTGCGTTTGTTGTCATACGAACGCCTTCTGTCAAAGGAGTTGGATCTACTGCGAAGTTCTTGTAACGAAGGAAGTTCACACGAAGACCAGGTGCTACACCTAGTTCAGTCTTCTTAACTGCAAATTGTTCGAAACGAAGAATTGGCATTGCCTGGAACAAAATTTCTTTCGACCAGATTGTTTGAATTGCTTGGTTCAGGCTTGTATTTGAGCCTGAGTAAGCGGTTGGGGCGCCTGCGAGTTGCCCTGTACCTGTAATTGCACTTGCCATTTAGGTCAAGTCCTTTCCTAGTAGTTGTTTGGGATTAACCGAACAGTCCCTGACCACGATTGCTGGCTGCTGTGCCAAGTAGTTTGGCTCTTTGTTTCGCATAATCCGCCAATGACATTTCCCTGATCGAATCAGGAGAGTACGATTTTTGTTCCGAATCATTATCGAGGGGTCCTGCGGCAGGATTAGTAATTCTAGTTCCTGCCATTTGTTGTCTTGCACTTTGCATTGCTTGTTGAGCAGATGACAAAATTCGAGCAGATTTCTCTTTTAACATTGCGATGCTCTGCTCAATCTCATCTGCATTGTTTCCATCAATAAGGTCAATCAATTCAGGAACAATACTGTCCCGTTCTTGTTCGACTCTTTGTTGACGATAATTCATAACTTCTTGGAACTTACGTTCCTGATCTAGAAGAGCAATAGCACGTTCTCTTTCAAGACGTTCAGCCTCTAATTGAGCCTGAAATTCTTGCTCCTTCTTTTTTAGGAGTTCTTTAAAAGAAAGTTCAGATTCTTCTTCTTCTTTCTTTTGTGCTTCTTTTCTAGCCTCTTCTTCAGCAATGCGTTTCTCACGCTCTGCTTCTTTTGCGGCCTGTTCTTCACGAGCCTTTTTTAAAGATGCAAGTTCTTCTTTCATCTTTTCCATCTGAGGATATAACTTTGCTTTCTCTTGTTCACGAGCCTTAGCAATGTCATCTGCGCTATACACAGAACCTACCTCACTTGGGTTTTCTTGTACTGGAAGTGTTGCCACAATTTCTGGTGACAATAAATCAGTAGTTTCTACGGTGTTTTCCATAGTTATCACTTATCTTTCTTGGGTCGTTGTCCGAATGCCTTACGGCGTATCACTGGGTTTTAACGAGATAATTGCACTTTATTAGAATGCATCTGTCTCGGTAAATTCTGATTTTACATCAGAAATCTAATTAATCTCTGTCTACTGTCCTTCTTTGTGGAATCTTTGTTCCATAAGCATCAGTAACCAGTTTATTTCTTATCTCAGCCTCTGCTTGAACCTCAATACTCTTAGTCTCTTGACTCTCTGGATTTAAAGGATTTTGGTCATCTTGAGGACCTTGCATTCCGTCACCCATAACATCGCCATCACCTAATTGAGTTGGCTGCATAGGAATAGCGCTACTTCCATCAGGCCCTGGCATCATGCCAGTCATATCCATAATTTGTTTTTGAATTTGAACCTTTATAAGTTGTAGAGCACCATCAGCCTTAGCATCAGCCATGAGTTCTTGACGAATCTCCAGTAATTTCTCTTCTGGGAATTCTTCTCCTAGTTGACGTAATGCACCTTCTTTAGACTCTAATCCCATACCTAATTTAGTTTGAATTTCATTTAAAACAATTAATTTATCAAGAGGAAGTGGTTGTGGGAACTGTGCATAATTTACATATGTAACTGGGTCATTAGGATCAAGTTGTGGATATTGACCATCTTTAATTGGTCCATCTTCATCTGGGTTGTACACAAATGTTTGTGGCTCTTTAACTGCAAGAGTCTTCATTACTAATTCGTTAATCTTTTCTAAGCCCTTTCCATATTGGGCAACTTTTTGAGAGTAACGATTCATTAACGGTTGGTACTGAATAGATAGTGCTACACCAGAAGTATTTGAAATTGGTTGAACTTGTCCTAATGCAGTTTCTGGAATATTCATTAACTCATGCATTGAACGTTTTAGAAGTTCTAGATACTTTAAGGCTCCGTCAATACCTTGTGCGCCACCTTCTAAGTTGAAGACTTGGGCGTCTTTTGGAAGACCGCCCCAAACCTTCTTTGCGCCCTTTTCTAAGTTAGAGGCTTTAGCACCCACGATCACCGTTACAGGTGATGCGTGGTAGTTAATGATGTCTGCAACATCAGTGCTAATTTCGTTATATGCACGGTTGATAGTGATGATGTCGTGTGCGTCGGAGAGACCCCACGGTGATCCCGAAACGGGAATGTTAGGAATGTGAACTACAGGAATTACGCCAAGTGGATTTGGACGTGAATCAATTAGTTCATCGTTGACATACTCTTCAATCATGTCATCGGTAAGAATTTCAGTGTAAGTAAATACTTGACGAGTACCCTCTAGAGATGTTCCCCAAAAACGATACTTTTGTTTAAATCTTAATAATCTATTTCTATCATGCGGATGAAACTCAGGAAAACAAAACGACGAGTTCATTGGAAGAATACGAACACGACCAGGATGTACTAAGCCTGCAGAATCTGTCCAAGGCTCTTCATATGCAACCTTTACAAAACAATCTCCAGTAATTCCACCTTGCTGTCCCATCTCAAGCAGGACACGCATCTTGTCATTATCTACTTCCCAAACACGTTCCAACCTGTCAGGTACAATCGCTTCAGTCGCTTTCGGAGACCTAAAATGAACCCCACGACCAAAAGTAAAACGGGAAAGATAATCATTAAACGCCCGATAATAGTTAACAGCGATCTGCATTTCGCCTTGCTCACGACGGTACCCCCAATGGTGACCTAGATACATTGCCCAATTTAACGAGTAACGGTTTAGGCGAGGACCGTGGACTTCAAACTCTTCATCAGCAAGTTCTACTAATCCCAATGGGGAAATAGAAATAGTTAGGTCAGAGGATGCCGCTCTATATGACGGCGGACTAAAGTCCAAAAATGACATTACTTCTTGCCTTTATCTTTTTCTTTTTTAGAATTCTTTACTTCTTTTTTACTTTCACGTTCTTTATTTTTAGCGTTCTCTTGTTTTTTTCTTGCCATATTTGCACGGCGAGATGCTTCAGTTGTTTCAACATATTGACCGCCTGCTTGTTGGTACTTTTTACTTACCCATGCACTTGCTCCAGGATTTGGATAGTTAGAGTATTTTGCTCGTGCTTGTGCAACAAACATCGCATAAAGTTTTGGGTTAGCAGGCTTACGCATTTACGTCTCCTCCGTAGATGACCAATCTCCGCTCATACCCTATAGCATGAGCGGAGTTAGGTGTTAATAAGTTACTTAGTCGTTTACGACTGTTGGGGACTGACGTTGAGTCCGTCCACCTGAACGAGCAACTGTCTCAATCTGTGCGGCTGAGTAGTCGTTCATTGTTCCATGTGCAAACTCACCAAGAAATGTTGGTGCTTCTGTCCATGAAGCAGACCCTACGTGAGCACGGTCTGCAAGTGTTTCAGCAGCAGTCTTTGTATGAACTGGTGCATTACGGTTTGGTCGTCCTGCAGCCACTGCAGAACCTTGTTGCATTCCTAATTGAAAATCGCTTGGAACATCGGTATCAGTTGCAATACCTTCTTCAAAACGAAGTGGTCCACGGCGAGTTGCATTGTCTGCACCCTTACGCTCATAAACCTGTGGTGCACGCTCTGGGAAACGAGGTGCTGGTGAGATTGTCATAATGACTCCTTAAGGATTGATTTGGGAAAGGCCTTTTCCTTGGTAATAGTTTCCACCCTTTTTGATACTTTTTGTTGTTTAACTAGAAAAAAGGATTACTAGAGGCCACTACTTCAGGCATTACTAAATCCTGAGTTAAAGAGCAGGCAATTGATAAAGAATCTACAAAGTCATCGTGTGCGTAGGATTCGTCTGGGGCTGCTACAAGGAAATTTGGTCCTTTATATTGGACCTCTGCATCAACCATCTGTTGATAGAACCTCTTCCAAGTTCTTAGGCGCCTAGTTTTTGCATGAGCAGGCCAAGCAATCATTTTTCGTTGAATTAAAGCCTGCAAATGTTTCCATCTCTTAGATTGTTCAGAGGGGCTAGATGTTAAAGACATAACCTCTGCTCTAGGTAAGAGTAATTTTAATCTTTGAGCAACAGCATCTCCAACACCATTGGCATCTACTCCAACTGCAAGAACATCGTAGTTACTTAAAAAGTTTACAATTTGATAGTACTGTTCTTCCCAGTCATCTCCCTGCATCTCTAACCAATTAAGGATTCGATGATCAAAATAACCAAACTCATCAGGACGATCCCAATCAACCCAAACCACGGTAACAACTGTACTGTCAGTTTTTCTAGCAGGGTCAATACCAACAACCACTGGAGTCTTGTGCCATACCTTAACAAGTTCTTGAGATGTGTCGCCTAACTCATCCATAATTGAAGAAGTAATAAACATACCTCTCTCCAAAAGCCACTTACAGTTGTATGACATTTGGAATTCGTCGGACTCTTCTCCGATACGTAGCATCTCTTTGCGAATAAACTTCTCGTAGTTTGGATTAAATTTGGCTACATCTTTCCAGTCCCATTGAAAATGGTTCTGTCTATTTCCCTTGGTTGTTTGACGTCTACGATTCAATTGAATTGATCTATAAAAGTTATTTTTACTTGTAGTTGGAGTCCCCGTTTTAACCATGGTTCCCGCATAGTATGCAAGCATAGGAGAAATTGATTTAGAAACAACAAAGTCATCTGCTTCTTGACACTCATCAATAACAATCAAATGGAATGACTTGGACTCAATTTTTGCACGAGGGTTAGCAGTCATCATTGTTATCGTTGATCCAGACTTCTTTAACTTTATCTGTCGAGTTACACCACCTACACGAACTGCAGAATCATCAATCTCAACGTCACCCATAATATCTACTGCTCGTTCTGATGTTAAACGAGTAACAGCACGTCCAAACAACGTCTCAGCCTGAGACTCTGTTGGCGCAAATAATCCAACCCAAACTCCATCTTTAAACTTACCTAACAAATCAGGGTACAATTTTGCAAGACGAGGAAGAAGAATCATTAACGTGGCTACAGTATCGGCCACTGTTTCAGACTTACCAGACTGACGAGAAGCAAGAGCAGTAACTTCTTCACCATCATTAATAATTACAGACTCCATAATACGTCGAGCCAATGGCTTTTGATATGGGTGTAAATCATGTCCAACCAATACCTTTAAGAAGTCCATCATCTTATCTATTAAAGTATCTACAAACTTTTGAGACAGTTCATCTAATAAATCTTCTACTGGATCTTCTACAGGCTTTTCTTCAGCCTGATAAAACTCAGGAGTAATCTCTTCAAACTTTTCTTTATCAAATGACATAGTGTCCTTATTAAACAGCGAAACCCACCACTAAGGATGGGTTAACGCCTGACCTGTAAGAGAGTAAGACAGTTAATCATAACACAGACTTAGAGCGTCGTTTTAACTCTTTAGCAATTGCATGGAAGGCTTCTGCTCCCATAAGAATTTCATCAAGGTCTGCTTCACTCTGTTGTCTTTGCCAGATCGTGATATGTCTGCCAATCGTATACATCGACTGCTCCATCCATGAAATCAAATCGGGAGTAGAGATTGTCGATACTCGCTTCTCGATCCGAGTCTGGGGCTGGTGTCCATCCCGCTTCTTCCGTAAAATCATCGTAAGTAACTTCCCGCCTTCCTAATGCAGTACTTAATGCTTCCTCTTCATCTTTCATTCCGCTCCACGCTCCAAACACTAACGCTTTGTATCTAGGTAAGCGTACTATAAGTGGGGTAGATGTGCGATATGGAGGTTCAATCTCCTGTGTCCAACCACGAACAATAAATTTAAAGCCCCATTTAAAAGGGAAGTTTGTTAGTTGTACAAATGGTTTTGATCCGATTTTGTGAGCCTTTGGCATTATGTCCTTTTCTTAGACTGACGTCCTCCGTAGTGTAACTGAGCGGCACGAGTAAACTTGTAAAACGTCTTTCTTGCATTAGCAGATAGAGTAGAGACATCAGCAGCACCACGAGGTTTGTAATCTAAGAAGGTGTAGATGTACTGACCTTTAGAGACTACGGACTTAAATTTTTGCCATTCACCAGGCGTTACTTCGTAGTAATTGTAGAAGGTTCCGTCTCTAAACACAACTGTGATTACTTGACGATCTCTATCATATCCAGCGGCAACTGTTCGTGGTCGTGCTGGATTAGATGTACTAGTTGGAACAACTGTTATGGGTGCAGGAGCCTCAGACTCTCCAAATTGAGGACCTTTCTCACCTGGCACAATTAACTCACCAGTATCATCATCAACATCGTATGACTGACGATAGGCAGATCTATCAACAAAATTTCCATCTTTATCTACGTAGTAGACATCACTATCAATATTAGGGGCTAATGCCTCTCCTGCTAAATTTGCAACTTTTTTTGTTCCAGTGTAATAACGCATCGTATCATTGGCTTTAGTTAAAGAGATAAATTCACTAAATTCACCAACAGAACTTGCAGTTGGAAGTCCAGCAAATATGCCAGCACCAGATCCAGTTATTTTAGAAATACCTGAAGTTTGTTTAGAGCCTAACCCGTAGAAGGCTCCAAGTAATTCTTGAGCAGACGGAAGAGCAGCCCGTCTGTTACGGGATGCTCCTCCACCTGACACTCTTGCCATTTATTACGTATTAAGAGGCTGCTGCCCAAGGAGTGATTGTTACTGCTGCGCCAACTGAAATGTTATTGGCTGCTGCTGCAACTGATTGGGTCTTGATAGTACCTGCAACCGCTACAACTGAACCAGAAAGTCCTGATGCATTGTAAGAAGTTGTTGCAGTTGTTGTTACGTTAATTTGGTTTGCACTTGGAACTGTAGTAACAGTATAAGTTCCATTGAAGTCTGCGCTAAGTCCTGAAAGAGTTACTTTCTGACCAATAGCGTATCCGTGAGTTGCAACAGCAACTTGAAGAACAGTTGTGCCTGCATCTCTTTGTAGTGCAGTTACTGTCTTTGCAGCATTTGTTGCGGCTGATGCAGTTGTAGGAACAAGGGAAGCGTCCTTCATTGCGTCAGTTGCAAGTGCTGTTGTCAAACCGATAACGCTTGGTACAAGTACGTAGTCAGTTGGACCTGCTACATCTTCGCCTGCGCTATTTGCTGTAAATAGTGGATATCCACCCCATCCTGATAGAGCGATGATGTGGTTATCTAGTAGTGGATCAAGACGACCTGGTGTTCCAACTGCACTTACTGCATTTGGACGAACGTCGTTTGGTTGCATAGGCATGTTGCCCCATACAAAGTCAATTGCGACTTCACCTGCGGTATCTAGAAGATTACCGTTGTTATTAGTAGCCATTTATTTCCTCACAATCATGATTGTCTAGTTCAGTCTCAAGAAGTACTTCTTCGCAAGCCCTGCATTTGAAGAAGCGTGTACTGTCTAATGCTTCGTGTAAGGAATCCGAATGTTGTGGGTCCACTTCCATCTGAGGTTGGGCTAGAACTTCAGGTGGGAACGGTCCTCTAGGACTGTGCGAGTGCAATGGTACGGCATGACCCTGCACTGCGAACTTGCGAATTAACTTCAATTTATTGTTCCGACTTTTTGGCTGCTGCCTTCTTTTTTGGTGCTTCAACAGGTTTTGGTGCTAATGCTTTTAAAGCAGATGCTTGATCATCCTTATACTGCTGAGTAATAGCAAGTAATCCTGCCTTTTTACGATCATTCAAAAAGGAAGGTAAACATTTGCCACAATAAAGAATAGATTCTTGTTTTGTGATCCGATATTCAAACATAGCGTTCTTATCACAGTTAGCACATTTCATTAGCAATCCCATGCTCTTAGAGATTTGTTAATGCGACTATTTGGATCACGAGCAGTTTTAGAAGAGGTATTTTTTTGTTTCATACCCTCCATCCTTGCACAAAAAGACTTACGACGTGCTGCAGACTTCTTTGATTTTGCTGCTTGTTCTTTCTTAACTGGTGGCTTTAGGTTTGAACCAGGATTAGCCTTCTCATATGATTTGCGGCCTTTTTCATTAAGACCACCTTTTGCATTCTTTCCCTCTTTGCGTGTCCACGCTGCTGTCTTTGCCATTACCACTCCAATCCATGAGAAAACTGTTTGCCATTAACGTTAATAGGTGATCCACCAGTCATCGGTCCTGGACGTGATGGGTCTGAAAATATATTAGATAACTGTTCTTTTGTCTGGGGATCTACTTCTGGATGATCTGAAAGTTTTTGAGCACGGGTCCAAAACTCAGGAGGATACATTCCAAAGTTACGAAGGATTTGACCATGAGTTTTGACCACAGGATTTCTAGAAACTTTAACAGCAAAATCTAACATTTTTCTATCAACAGTTGTAAGAGGATTTTGTTTTGCTGCTGCTCCAGAATTAAAATCATTATAGGACTGATGGCCCTTATCAATAGCGCCAGCCATTATGAAACTTTCTTTCCGCCCCTGTTCTTCTTCACAGGAACTCTTCCTGGGGTTTGAGGTGTTGGCATTTTAGGAGTATAAGTTGCAGAGACGTCTCCATGCTTTATTGATACTTGTGCTCCTGGTTGGGCAAATGCTTGTATTGTATTTGTAAAATGCATAACTCTGCCGTGTTTTGCTGTTTCCGCTTTTTCAGTAAGGCGAGCCTGTTGCGAAGTCTGTCTTTTTGTTGCTTCATGTTGAGCAGCGTGCATTGCTAAAGTTGATTGGGTTAAATTGTGTTGATCAAGGTCACGTTGAGAACGTGCACCTTCTTTATATTTTTGAGCAATGAAATCACCAGCAATAGCAAAGGGATTAGGACCGCCTGAATACTGTTGCATGCTCATAGGTATATCATCCCTTAAACAGGTTCTTTAGACTTGTTAACTGCTAGGTGTTCTTCAATGCTAATTAAACGCTCTCCCATTTCAACAAAGGCCTCCATTAGGACTCCCTGGTTGTCATATAGTTTATTGACTACATCTTTTGTTGATTTTCCGCCATTACTGGAAAGTTCTCCATCTAGGCGATTTAATCTTTCCATAACTCCTGGAACACGATCTCGGCCTGGAGACTCCTCTTCTCCAGACCAATCTCGTTTAAAATCTTCAAACCAACTCATAAATAAATCTGCCTTTTCTTTATAAGGTTCAATTAATTGACGGAGCCCTAATAGGGCTGCGGTTATTATTCCAACCGTTGCAAAGATAGTGATTATCATATTGTTGGTCATCCGACTTATGTACCTTTCTTAAAGTTACTTCTTAGCGCCAAATCCATAGGACGAATCCTTTGGATTTAATGCTTTGGCTAATGGGCCGAGAAGACCTGCAAGAAAAGCATTTGCTAAAGTCTTTGGGTCTGTAATACCGCTCATATACAAAGCGGCAACTGCGGCTGCTGCTGCACGTAGGTACGTACCTGCTGCGGCTTCTAGTGCTTTCTTATCCATACATCTCCTTACAAAGTGCCCAACCTCAAGAACAAATAATCCCTTAATCTTCTCGATTACGCAGGGGATACGTTACTGCCCATGCAACTAATGTTCCTAAAATTGCGTATCCAACGATAGTTTTTGCACTTCCATCAAGTACAACCCAAGCAATAAACATTCCGAGAAGTGTCCACAGTTGGTCAACCATGTCTTTAAGTAGTTTCATCATTTAGCACGTCTCCTAAACGTTCTCTTTGGTTTGTCATTTCCAGCAGCAGGTCCACCAGCGCCACCACCACTTTTTGGTGTTGTTCCTCCAGTTGCAGTTCCTGCTGCACTGACAGCAGCACTTGTTGCTGCGCCAGTTGCTGCCATTGTTGCTGCATTAATAGCGGCTTGTCCAGCAATTACTGCTGCAACAATAATTTTCTCTGATTCTTCTCGCTCTTCAGCGGACATATCAGCACCAATATTTAACACGGCTGTTAACGCTTTTCCTGGATCATCAAATATTGCACCAATAAATTCAGCAGGACTTTCTAATACTTGTAACGCTGCTGCTACTTCTGCAGTAATTATAACTTGATTACCATTTTCATCTTGTCGAACCTCGACAGGAGTTTCTGCTGGTAAATCTTCATAAGTTAATCCTGCTTCCTTTATTGCTTCAGCAGTAACTGCTTCTCCATCTGCAGACTCAATTAAGGCCTCTGCAACTAATTCTCGTTCTGCTTCAGTAAACTCTCCATCTTCAGATAGTGTTTTTGCAAGATTAGTTACTTCTTCTTGAGTAATTTCACCATCAGCATTTAGTGCCTCAAGTATTTCTTCTGCATCAGATTCTGATAATTCGCCATCATTAGAAAGTTCATTTACTATAGACTCTTGTTCTTCTACGGAGGTTTCAGATGAATCATCAGGAGTTAATTCAGGCTCTGGAGCAGGCTCAAGAGCGTCTTCTGGCATTGGCTCAGGAACAATCTCGGGTTCTGGGGTTGGCTGTATCTCTTCTTCAGCAGGAACGTCAGGAACGGTTTCAACAGGCAGTTCAACAGGTAATGGTTGAAAATCAGGAACTACTACAAAGACTGGCTCTGGTTGAGGCTGAGGAACAGGTTGAGGTTCTGGAGCCTCGGGAATTAAACTAATTGCAGAATTTAATTCTGCTGCTTTAAGCACTAACTCTGATTGAAGAGTTGTCTTTGTTGCTATTGCTGTATTAAGGGTGTTAGTTAATGTTGTAATACTTGTACCTAGTACAGCATTAGCAGAGTTATTTAAGGTATTTTGAGTAACTACTGGAGTTAGACTTTGATTTAACTGTGCAATAGTTGCATTTGCTGCGTCTACCGCTGCCTGAACACTTGCTGTGCTGGTATCTACAATTGGAGTGAAGGCAGGACCTTGACTTATTTGTCCAGCAAATCCCGATCCTGCATTAGTATCTGCAATTGGTGTAATAGTGCCATTAGTTGTTTCTCTATAATTAAACCTTGCTCCATTAGGAATTGGACCAGTAGCGCTAACATTTGCTATCCAAGCACCGTCAGTTGGATTAACATCGGCATTAAATCTTATTTGAACCATTTGAGTTGATGCATCCGTTTGTGGATATGGTCTAACATCCCAAGCAATATCTAGACTTGATCCAGTTGTAGCGTAAGTAATTCCTGTTCCTGTGCTCCAAGTTGTCCAGTCCCATCCAGCAATAGAAACTGATGGAGCATTTGGAGTTTGATAATAAACCCATCCTTCATTTACTCCAAATGTTATTGTGGCATTTGATCCAACATACACATTGTTATATAGCGTTCCGCCCATTAATAAACTAAATGGAAGATTCATTCTTACACCAGCATCATCAACTCCAGCCAAAACATTGGTACTAGTTCCAATAGTTGCTTGTAAATTATTAACTGCTGTTTGAGCATTATCAATAGCAATATTGGCTTGAGTTAACTCAGTTTGTGCTGTTGCCTGTGCTGTTACTGCTGCTGTTCGTGCTGCTGTTGCTTGAGACAATTCTAATTGTGCTGTTGTTGTATCGATGTTACTAATTGCAATCTGTGCATCTATAACAGTGTCTTTAGCATCTTGAACTATTTGTGAGTCTTGATTTATAGGATTAGTAGTCAAATCAATAGAACTTATTGTTGCTGTTGCTGTATCAATTAATGTAAGGCTTGTTTGTGCTACTACTACAGTTGCAGTTACGGTTTCTATCGCAGATTGAGCCTGACTTAATTCTGTTTGAGCAATTGCTATTGTGGCTGTAGCAGTATCTGTGGCTGCAATAGCCTGTTGTACTTCTGTAGTTGCTGTAGCAAGTGCTGAGTTAACTGCCTGTTGAGCAGGACTTACAACAACTTGTTCTTGAGTATCATCAGCATAAACTTCTTGAGACATGCCAAATACAAGAAAGAGAGTAACAACTCCTCCACATAAGATAAGTCTTCCAATATTACGTACTACAGATAGTGCTGCGAATGGACGCAGTATTTTCAATTATTCCCCTCGGAATGTTAAAGCCCAACTATATTATAGCGGCTTCCAATTTCTATTTATGATTAACTTACTTGCATTGTTTTGAGAGTTAACAGACTCTCCTTGTACACCTTTTCCAGGTGATGCCCAAGTAACAACACTTGGATTTGCTTTTGATTTATAACCTAAATTAGTATTAAAACTAAATTCTTGTTTTCTAGTTTTACGATTTGGATTTATAGTTAAAGGTTTACGATTTAATTGAGCCATTAATCTAATCCTCCTACAAATCCTGTAGCAGTTCCGCCACTTCCTAAACCACTTGTATCAGAAGCAGATTCTCCACTTTCATTTGGGGCTTGATCCCTATTTGGAACATTTCCTTCACGAGGATCTGTACCAGAACTCATTGCACCAATCATGTACGGATAATTAGCAAACCAAAATCCTGCACCTGAATATCCTGATTCACGTTTGCGACCAAATCTACGACGTTGTTTTTCCTCTATGTTTTCTGCTTTATCAAATTGAGAAGATAGGTTACCTGCCATTTGACTCACTCCATATCTTCCATATGTACCGCCTGGTCCGCCAAATATTCCTTTGCCAGTACGATAGTAATCACTGCCTGCCATAGTTAAATACTCCATTAGGATCAAATACAATGACGGCTTGAGAAACTAACTTATTACCAGTCTTTCTAGCATGATGTCCACAAAAATATAACTCTCCATTTGAGAGAGTTGCTCTTACCATTGCTTGAGCCCCACACTGATCGCAGCGATCAGTAATCGCTATCGGTTTATGCGTCTCTAATATAGTAGGCATAACCCAATTATGCCCTGTTTACCAGGTAATGTATACTCATACCAGGAGGAGTAAAAATGAAACTACTAGAAGTAATTAAAGCGTTTTGGTGCAAACATGTTGCTACTGAAAAAAGTTCATGCCCATTTAACGCTAAAACTTATGAAACCTGTGTTGACTGTGGTCAAATGGTTTCAGTAATGACTACCCATTCTTAATGCCACTTTATTCATACGCATGTGTTGGTTGTGATATTGATTATGAAAAAGAGCGTGGCATCAATGACCCAGAAGGTAAATACTTCTGTGAAAAATGTGGCTACGCTCTAATTCGAGTTTACTTTCCTGTTACAGCCGTCTTTAAAAGCGGCGGTTTTTACAAGACAGACAATCGTTAGTTGTAGTTAGGATCGTCTAACTTTGCTGCAGGAACTTCTTCTGTAACTGCTTTAACTTCAGCAACACTAGGTGTAACTTCAGTAACAGTATTGTTTACAGGAGTAATCGCTGCATTAGAGTTACTACTGCCAATAAGAAGACCAGCAAGTGTTCCTGTAATAAAGGTTGCAACACTGCCTAACACATTAAAGAACATCTTATCATTTTCAGATTGTCCAGTAATTGGTTGTGTAACAAATATAAGGGCATACATAATTCCAACAGCGGTTATAAACAGAATAGAACCTAATGTAATACCTAAAATAAACTTTAATCTTGCATCTAAATCTTGAGGTGTTAATCTTTCTTTAGCCATTTTGTGTTCCTTCTGGTTTTATTTGACCAACTAGATCTTCTGGACATGCCCCGTTGGCTGTACAGATTGGTGGTTTGCATTCTGCATTTTCCCAATTTGCAGGCTCTTGACAAGGATACCTGAAGTGCCCATCATAACCACAACTTGAAAGAAGGGCGGTCAGAATCATCGTAAAGAATACTTTTTTTAACATAGACCAATTATCAGTCCTGTTGGATACCTAGTCTTTCTAAATACTTTTCTTTTTCGCTCATTAGATACTCTTCAATACGTTTATATTGAACTTGGGTCTGTTCTTCGGTTGCTTTTATCTGTTCTTCAGTCATTTCTCCACTTAGTTCTTTAAAGGTTTGGACAGCAAGGTCTAATTGATTTTTAATTAGGGCTGACCGTAATTGAGCCTGATTCCAAAGAAATTCGGCTTGTTCTGTTTTTCTCTGTGTTTTTTTATCTTGGGTTTTAGACATCCCCAGAGCCTATCATAAAATTAGATGAGCAGTTTTTGCGTCCTCATGCTCAGGAGGCTCATATTAAGTTGTAGGGAAATACTACTTAATAGTCTTTAATTTGTACTTCTTAGCCAACTTGTTATAAAGGGCTTTTAGACTTGCAATTGCTGCATTTAGATCAGCAATCTGCTTTGTAGCAGTTGCGGTGGCTGAGTCATAGGCTGCTTTATCAGCGGCACGACCAACCTTTTCTGCTGCAAGTGCTGCTTGGACTGCTGCTAACTCACCTGCAAGATCACGAATAGCAATGTTCTTGCTAACTGATCCAACAGGAGTTGACATACCAGCAATTGCAGTAGCAACAGTTGCATAAACAATTACAGTAACTTGACCTGCTGCTGGAATTGCTACATCAAATGTTTTAGTTCCATTTGTTGCTGTAACAGTGTCTGTTGTTAAAGTAGTTGCAGAGGCTGTAGACCCGTTGCTTACAACAGCATTGATAGATGCTCCACCCTTTAAGTTTCCAAATACATCGTATCCAGTTACCTTTAATGATTGAGTACTTCCAGCCGCTGCTGAATCAGGTGCGGTTAGTGCAATTGCATTAAGTGCACCAGCAGTTCCTTGTACGTAATATGTAGTTGTATTTCCACGGATAGTTACAGCAACAGACCCTACTGCAGTTGTTTTTGTATAAACAAAAATATCAGCAGTGGTACCAGTTCCTGTACTAATAGAAAGACTTGCAGTTCCAGAGGATGCAGTAACTGGAGCAGTAGAAGTTGCTACGGCTGGAACTAATGTTGCATTTGTAGCAACAGCAGTAACAACTGTACCAGTATCTAAACCTGTTACAGCAATTTTTAATGCATCTGCTAAATCAACGCTGTTATCTGCTGGAACAGGAAGTGCTACAGGAGCAGTTGCTGCTGTGCCTCCAGTTGCTGCTGAACCGTTAACGGTCAGAGTTAATATATTTGCATTTGCTGATGGAACTAAAAGAACGGTGCTTGTCAATGCTGCAGCACTAACAAGTGCGATTTTTTTCAGTGATATCACTTAGTTGTGTCTCCTTAAAATAGGCTCACGATGGAGTCTTTAAATACCTTATCTTCTTACATCTAATAAGACACTGAAGGAGTCGAAATGTTGTTAAAAGTGTTAAAAATAGTAAAAGAGCAGTATCTATAATAGACGCTGTTATTTTAATACATGTTTATGTTTATATCAGGAGTAACTTTTATAAAGTGTGATGTATCCCACAAAAGTTACTTAAGTTGTTCTTTCTCAATGTATGGACCTGAAGTAAAGGCTGTGAGTTTTGCAGCAATCTCCATAGCCTTCATTGGTTTAGCACCAGCATGCAGAGCACCCAATGCATAGGAAGCACCAGAACCAACTGCGTAGGTTCCATCCATACTTCTCATAACAGCCAAATCTTGATCAATATCAAATAGTTCACCACCAACAGCCATTAAGAATTGGAATCGTAATCCTTCTTTTGATTTGTCGTGGTCTTCATTAAAGTCATATCCATTTTCAGTTAAACACTTTCTAAGGGAAGGCATAGCCTTAGCAATCATAAAGTGATAGATGTCTTTAGAATCTTTGGCAGTTAATTTTGGCGGATTCCAGATGTGTTGAGCAATATCGCAAGGAGACACTTCTCCAGAACCAGCAATTAAAAAATCGCCACGTTCTGTAAGTTTTGCCATCTGTGGATGGCGGTAAATACGACCGCTATCATCTGTTACTTGATTGTCGGCAAGTAAGAGGCAACGATCTTCGTATTGAACTCCAATGATTGTTGTCATGACACCCCTTCAAGTAGACAGCCCCCCAAGAATACCAGAAGGTTCTTAGAGGGCTGTGGGGGTAAAATGTCCAGTTTATAGGAGTTTGACCAGTTCTGCCCAGGTTTTAGGGCCAACAATTCCGTTAGAGTCCAAATTGTCGTGATTGTCTTGAAAGGATATTACCGCCTTCTTTGTTGCTGGGCCGTAATCTCCATCTGCTACTAATCCAAGAGCACGTTGAACAACCTTAACTCCGTTGCCTTTACTTCCAGGTTTAATAGTTCCTGGAAAGGTTGGTGTCTCTGAAACAGGAACGCTTGCTTCAACTTCGTTACCAACATAGTTGGGACGACCAAATCCAACAATAGATACCATGACCTTCTTTTTGTTAGGAATATAGCCACGAACTTTTTTGCAAACTTCGCCACCATTACGTTGATCACCTTTTGCAGTTCCTGCAGTATTGCCTTCAATACAAGTAACTGTTCCATCTCCATTGTTAGATACAACAATACCTACGTGAGAGATTCTATCTACACCATCTCCTGGAAAATCAAAATAGGCTATGTCACCTGGTTTTGGAGAGGCATCTTTTGCATCTACCCAAGTACCCATCTTTCTAAACGCTGTTGCACCAGCCACAGTTGAAACTGTATTAGGAACCTTCACACCTGCCTGATTAGCACACCACATAACAAAAGACCCACACCATGGTAGGAAATCAGCCTTGGTAAACTTACCGTATTTAGTTTCGTTATCCTTTGGACCTTCAATAGTGCCAACTTCTTTTTCAGCAACCTCAATAATTGCCGCTGCTGTGCCTTTTTCTGCCATTTGGCTCCTTTCGTATAGGACTATTGTCGCAGTGTGATAGGTTTGGCACATGGCAAAAATAGTAGAACTAACAAAAGATGAAATTAGAATCTGTGCTCAACTAGGCATGGAGCGCTGGCTATTAAAGTGGGGCAGTATAGACCGCCCAAACTATGCAGAGGGCAAACGTCAGGGTTGGCTTGAGTTTGAACTAAATGCAAACATCAGATCAAATGTCGCAGAGTATGCGGTGGCTAAACTTTATAAGATGCCTTGGACTGTTCCTTGGTATACAAATGAGGAGCATAAGAACCGAATTAATCACCCCGATGTTGGAAGTAACTTAGAGGTGCGTTGCGTCAGAACCAAGGATGCAATACCTGTGTGGAGCAAGGATGTAAATAAGGACGCCATAATTGTTGGCACAAGAATTCACGACCTAGAGTATTTCTCTGCAGTAGAGATATATGGCTGGCTACCAGTATCAGAGTGTCAGAGAGATGAGTGGTGGTCACAAGAGAAATCAGGAAATTGCTGGAGAGTTCCAGTAGAGGAGTTTAGGGATTCGATTCCAGACGACTCATTAATGTCTTTGCACGTCTAGACGGCTCCTTAGTGAGGAAGCCTCTTCCCTTGGCTTTCTCATAAGGAACTGCAGTTGCAAACTGATCTGAGGTTGCATCAAGTATCTTTCCTGATGAATGTTTTAAAAACCAATGACTAGTTCCTTCATGTTGAATCTGCATTGGAGTATATCCAGCAGCCTTACCACCTAGTGAGTGATAGACAGCCTCACTGGCTACGTAACAATGGCCAGCGGTCTTGCACTCGTGTCCACGAAACTTTGCACTACGTAGGTCATCAGTTAGATGCTCTCTAACATTAGAAACTATTTGATGATCGTAGTTGTTCATTGAAACTGCTTAAAGTGAGCGGGGTGAATATTAGTAGGCACGTATTCTTTTCCTGTACGTTCTTCGTAACTTCCTTTATCAGTAAAGTTAGTTATCATGGCTAAATGACCGCCTTTAAAGTTTTCTTTTCTTTCACCTAATCCTGGCTGACGATAAACTGTTACTGGTACATGAGAGACGCCCTCAGCCATCGCTGCCTCTAATCTATGATGGCCTTCACCAACAACGCCCCACTTATTATCATGATCATAAGCAACCATGATTGGATTATTAATTCCTTTGCCGCTCTTAATATCTCCTCTAATTCCAGCAATAATTTTAGAACTAGAAGGCTGTGCATCAGCACCAAGACGTCTATGTTCCATTAGAGGAATTAAACGCTCTGTTCTAACCATACCAGTAGCACTCTCTGTCTTATCACCTTCAAGATGACCCTTACCACCTGCTTTTCTTACCTGAACATTCTCAGGAACAGGAACACCAAATTGTTTTTGATTTAAAGTACTCATAAAACTCTGTGATCCACATCTCGATTTTTAGTAAATCGTTTCATTGATTTACGTGTTTCAAATTTTTCTTGAGGTTCAACCACTGGAAACTTAGCCCGTGCATTGAATTGACGTTGTGTGTAATCTACTACATGCATTCCTTCAGTGGTAGGAACGTGGTGCACATAATGATTCCCAAACTGATGATTATTAGCGTTTGAATCTCGGTACTCTTTTACATGAGATCCGTGAGGAAGATAGTCATGCACTATACGACAAGCCTTGTCACACTCACCTTCTGCAGACCACTTATCTCCAGCAAGATACCCTAACTCATTAGTGTTAAGTGGACTTCCAGTTCCTAAGTCGGGATGGCTATCAGATGTAAGGCTTTTTGCAAGATGGGTCAACTCTTTTGGCGTATGTATAAGCGGTGCTTGTTTCCAAACGCCTTTAACAAACTCGTTACCTCTACTCATTTTAACACCGATGCCACTTGTCGTTTTACTTTAAATCCTTTTCTAGATGCAACGGTGTTATCTATACCTGAAACTTCTGACGCCCCCATTGAGGTGTCATTAGACATAGGTTCTACCTCATAAATTTTTCCATGAGAGACACTCTTGCTCTTATCTCCTAATCCCATACCAGTACCAAGTCTGGTTTGAGTATGAGCAACTGCTCCTTCAATGCTTTGCGTAGCAAAAGCCCAACCACCCTTTAATCTAGGTGTAATGATTGCGCCCTCCTTTATATCTTCAATACTTCCATGATAAAGAGAACCAAATTGTTTTTTATTTAACATTAGTACCAACTAATTGGTATTAACGCTTTACGGTTAATGTTGCGTTGTGCCGCAATGCGGTGATGGCCGTCATGCAAAGTAAGTGACTTATCATGATGACTCATCATTTTTACAGGGGTCTTTACACCTTCTTCTTTAATACTTTCATACAAAGTAGGGTTAGGGTTATCTCCTGGTCTTCCCATAGTTCTTACTTTAGATTCACGTAACTTTTTTTGCAATGTATTTTTTTCACGACGTTTTCTATCTGCAGGTTTTTTAACTCCAACAGGAACGTCATCATTTTTTCCCTCACCAGCATCAGATAAGTTAGCATGTTTAACAATTTCAGATGCAGTCATAAACATAGGTCTTTGACCTGCAAACAATTGTTTAGATAAGTTATCTTGAGCAGCCATTATGCTTTCCACTTCCTTGGTGGAGTGTAGGTGCGTGTGCGATCTCTCTTGTCACTTAACTTAGTAACAGCAGTTACGTGCACGGTGCTGCCCTTCTTAACAGGAACTTCATTCTCCCAATACTCATCGTAGACTTGATTCTTCTTTAATACATCAGGACGAGTTTCACGACTCTTCTTAGCCACCTGTCCTTCAATTACAACGCCAGGTCCACGCCGAATAGGATTTCTTGCAAAGCCGACGGCTCTCTCTGGGTCTTCTGTCCAATGCATGCCGAGGGGTTTTTTTACATCTGTAGTAAAACTTAATCCACGATAGAGAGTGTGAAATTGTTTAGGAGATAGATTACTCATCTTCTTCCCTTGGCTCAGACCTCTTAGGCTTTCTTACGTTATAACCTAATTTTGGTCCTTGCATTAAATCTTTAATTCCCTCAGCACTCGCCATCTGCGTCTTATTTAAGTTGTTGTTCACCCATGCAGAAATATAATCGGCTCCACCCTCTTCATTTACATCTTTAACTTTAAAGCGCTCCTGGACGGATCTTTTCCCATAAGAAGATCTAGAGTAACCACTCTTTGAAAAACTCTTCTTCTTCATTTCTTATCCTTGGGAGTAAAGTGATCGTGAGGCTCGCCTAAACCAAATTGTTCTTGATCATGTAAGTGTTTGTGAAAATCAAGACGAGTCTTATGTGAGCCATCGTCATTGGGTGTAGACATAAATGCATTCGATTCTTCAAAGGTCATGGCATGCTTATGATACTTAAGAGAATGCCAATCAACTTGCCACTTATCGGTTGGATGTGGAATCCACTTCTTTGAACTCATATCGACATCCATCCTTCATACTCAGCATCAGGATTATCAGTATGCCATTGAGCCATTAATTTATTTTGTTTATCCCAATTAGTGTCGTGAGTATCAAGACCGCACTTGGGGCACAAACTTATGCCCATACTCTTATAGACATGCTCACACATGGTCGTCATGGGTTCACCTGTCTCTTTGCTACTAATTCATCAAAGTCTTTAATCTTCGTGCCGCCACCATATGTCCAAGCATAACCTTCATTGATTAGTTTTTGATTAAGTGAGAGATCTGCGCCATCTAAGAAGACCCAACCAAGTATGCGTCCGTACTTCTCTGATGAGTCAGGCTTCTCCGTCTTAATTACAACGTCTTTTGCCGCCGCTAATTCTTTTTTAATCTTTTCTTTAACTTCCAAGCCGAGGGCTTTTTCTTTTGCATCAGTTGTACGGCTCTCAGGTGTATCTATACCTGCTAGGCGCACACGAGAGAAGAATGAGACAGAGAACCCTAAATCAATATCAACATCGATAGTATCGCCATCAACTACCTTGTGGACCTTCTTAACACGGTACTCATACATTATTTTTTAACCTTTGGTCGGTATGGCTCAATACGTGACTTAACCGTTCCGTCTTTTCGCATGATGACTATCCAGCCATCTTTAATCTGCATCTTGTTAAATGGTTCGTTACGTGAGTATTTGGCGCTCATTTGTGTTCTCCTGTAATCATAAATCCGTGAGGGGAGGAGTAGAAGCGTTCACCCTCTATGTTCCCAGATTCTTCTTTAACTTCCTTGCTAACTGGTTCTACTTTGTAGACTTTCACTGGATTCTTCTCAGCGCCTTTTGGCATTTTAGTTTCGCCAAAGAATCTTGCTTGTCCTGGATCACTTGTAGCCCATGCACGAGCCATGCGGCCTTCTCCCTCAGTGACAGCAGGCAATATGAAGCCACCACTTACATCTGCTCTAGTCCCATGGTACATGGGGCCAAACTGCTGTTTAGATAGATTGCTCATTCAAAGAACTCTTTAGGCCAAATTGCTTCTGGGTGATAGTACCTACCTACTTTTTTTGCCCAACTGTCGCCTTCTTCAGTTCTATCTTGACTATGCTTAAGTGTTGGAATGCTTTTATCTTGTTTCTTTAAATTAATTCCCATATTCCACATAGCAGTAGCAACACCTTTACGTTGATGTGATGGATCAACATCTATGTTACTTACACCTAGTCCTTTTTCCCATCTCATTTCACCTATTGGCTTATCTTCTTTTTTTGCAACAATGCTGTGTCCACCTTGTTCATCGGCGCCTTTATATTCCAAGGTGTAGTCTTTAAATTGAACAGAAGACAGATTACTGTTCATCTTTAAAACAACTTATACTTAATTGAATCTGGCTTTTCTTTCTTTAACTTCTCAGACATATGTAGAGTGGCATCAGAGGCCGCCTTGCCCACATTAAGGATAGATCCTTCTGGAGTTGTCTTGTGCATGTAGTCAAACATCTGGCGCCCAATTCCTCCGCCTTGATACTTCTCGTTCACACGCATGTAACCGATATTGGTATCTGCAATTGGCTTTGGCTTTTCTCTTGTCTCATTACCGTGCTGATCTTTAGTTACAAATGTTATACCAGATTCACGGGGCGGTTCACGATAGAAGTCTGAGTAACCAACTAATCCTGGTTCACCCTTTGGACTATCTTTAATTCCGCCGCCTTTTGGGTCAACTGCTCTTGGCGTTGTATCTTTTGTGTCATACACAGATAAACGACGTGCATCGCCGTAGGAACGGATTGGATGCTTGTACGCCGTCTCTTCTGGCATATCGTGCTCAACGTAGTGTCTTCCTGCTGAGTCTTGGAATTCTGCGTATCTGGCCATAACTGTATTGTGACATTAAGGCTACTGTCTCACGCCCCTATTTAAAAAAATTTAGGGCTTTGCTTTATTTTTCAGTAAAGACTAAAGACCTAACTTAATAAACCACTCTAAGATGAATCTATACATCTCTAGATCTAGTAGGTTCCACTCTAATTGCAATAAAATATCTCTCATATCATCTCCTCATTCTTGTGGGTGTAGTGCCCCCTCTGGTGAGTTCTCTCTCTATGGCAGTTAGAACAGACCACATCGCACTTTTTAATCTCTTTGATCATCTTATCCCAACTGCCCGTCTTATGAAGGAGTGCGGGGGTGAATTTTTTCTCAGAAGGATCTCTATGATCTAGATCTAAGACATAGTAGGGATACTTAACTCCACAATCCATACAGCCACGATGCTCTTTGTACTTACGGATGTAGTCCCGTATCTGATCCTTCTTGGTCTTATTGCGTAGTAACTGGGCGCCCTTATTTTTAAGGTAGTACTTAGTGCCGCTCTTCTTATTACTCGCCTTAGCCTTCTCGGACTTCCTGTCCTTGTAGGGCATTTAAGTTATTGCTGAGAAGAATATAGAAAGGCCGCAACAATCCAGAGAACTGCGACAATTGCCGACAAGATCTTCATAACTATGTAGACAGATCTATCAGCCTTGCGAGATACCCACAAGACATACAACGCTACGACAGTCACACAGGTCAATGCCA